TACTGATCAGCACTTAGGTTTGCAGCGAATGGATCGATGTAAACTTTGTATCTACCGTTCAATGTACCAGCAAATGTGTTACCAGTATCATCAACGTTCATGTTAGATGAAAGTGCAGGTGTGTAGTCTAGTTGACCAGCAGCTGTTAGAGAGGAAGCAACATCAGCAGAGCAAAGGATGATGTTACCCTTCCCGCGACGAGTTTCCTGTGCGATTGCGTTAGCATCTCTTTCAAGTTGGAAGATCATACCTTTGAACTTCTCAACCATCCATCTTCCGTTACTGTCTGTGTCTAAGTCAAATACACCAGTTGTTGCTGTATTGATTTGAGCACCAGGTCTTGCTGCCTTGTAGATTGTACGGATGATCTCTCTATTGATCTCAGCGAGGATCTCAGTAGAAAGGATGTTTGCTAACTCAGCCTCTGCATCCAATCCATGGATAGCTTTGAGGTCTTGTGCTAGTTCTAAACTGTACTCAGCTTTGAGGGCTCTTGACTTCGCAGTCACAGATACCTTCTCGATGCTGAACGCCATCTCTCTGAAGTCGTTGTTAGCACCGTCGCCTAAAGCTTCAGACTGTTGAGTCTTGAAACCTTGTCCAACTGAGTAAGCGTTCTCTGCACCACCGTTCAAGATTGATGGATTACCACCACCTTGTGCAGTTGTACCGAAACCAACGTCTGAATCTCCGTCAGTTGCTCCTGTGTAATCACCCTGTGTGAATGATGTGTCGGAGTCTTGAGCAGAGAATGCAGAATCTGGTTCGTTGAAGAATGCTTCTGTACCGTTCTGGTTGTCGTACTTAGATCTCATCGCGAAGATAAGTCCAGTAGGACCATTCATTGGTTGAACGCCAGCTAAGTCATATGCCACCAAGTTAGGCATAGATCTCCTGATCAGAGATATTAGAACTGGGTCGAAACCTGCAACAGGTCCACCAACAGCAGCACCGCCACTGAAACCAGCTGCGCCTGTGCCTGATGGGTCTGTGTTTACTGTAGGAGGTGCTTCACTTAAGAATGCACGTTCCTCTCTTAAAAATCTTTCTTGGTTTTCTAGAAGTTGTGCGGTAACTGCTCTTCTGTGGTTGTCTTGGATTTTATCTAATCCTTCTGCCTCTAAGAGTGGTTGCCACTTCTTCTGGAGTTGTCCAGAATTAAACATTTGGCTTTACCTTTAGGTGTAATTTAAAAATTTACTATTGGAACTTTGTCAATGCTGAGAGATATTGTGACATTGCAGAAGTATGATCTTCCACTATGCTCTCCTCAGATGTGACTTCAGAGGATTCCACGACTGGTTTCGCATTGAAATACGATTCTTTCAGTGTGGTGAGTTTTTCTCTGTACTGCTCTTCACTTTCAAACTCAACACCTTTAGATAGTTCGGAGAGTTTATCTTTTTGGGATAATGCCAAACCTTCACTAACTTCGTCAAGGATGTTGTCTGATACAGAACTGGAGAGACGCTTTGTCAATTCGACATTACTCTCGATCTGCTCATTTAGTTTTGTTTCCATTTCATCTAGCTTGGAAGTCATTGCTTCCAATACATCATATTTGTCGTCAGGGATTTCAACATAATGTTCTTCAAAGAGGGTCTTAAGACCACTCATAAAGGATTCAGAGAGTTCCCCCCTGATTCCTGTTTCGACTGCGAGTGCATTCTCATTGATCCACTCGTTAGCAACGAACTCTAAGTAAGAGTCCACACGCTCAGTCAATTCTGATTTGTGAGAATTGATTTCCTCATCAAATGCTTTCTTGAACTGCTCTTCAAGTTGGTCAGCAACTTGCTCAACCTTGGACTTTACAGCCGCTTCAAAGATTGTAGCAGTCTTTTCTTGGAACTCTTTAGAAAGTTCTTCACCTTCTAAGAGTGCAGCAACGTCATCCGCAACGTCAATTACGATTTCTTTTGCTACGTCTTCCTGTTCTTCATTCTCAACTACGGGAGTTTCCTCTACTGGTTGCTCGTTTACTACTGCATCTTCTTCTGCTTCAGCTTCTTCGTTAGCACCTTTACCATATCCTGTGCTTTTTATAGCACCAGGTCCTGGCAACTGTACCTTAGATGGGTTACCCTTGAAATGAGGGTCTCCACTCTGAGCAAAAGTTGCGGTAGCAGTCTTCAACTTATGAGAATCATCAGTTGGTCTACCGTTTGTAGGAGTAGGTCCTCCTAAGTCTTCTATCGCACCATTGTCTGGTACGTAGTTTGGAGCTTTAGGCATAGGGTCTGCTTTTTTTGCGCCCTTAGTAACCTGGTTCTCCATTTCATTAAGTTGTTTTTTCACAGCCATTGGTTAACTTTCCGTATTTTTCGTATGAATACTGTTATTATTTAGACAATTATAGTTCTGATAAGAAATTAGCGAACAATTTTAGTTTGTTTGCTTCTAATATTCCCTCGTCAACTAGGGTATCAATCTTTCTCTTTGCGCCATTGCATGCTTTTTCACGTAGCATACCGCCTTCCCATACCCACTCTTTTCCTTCCATGATACCATCCACAAAAGCGTCTGGTGCACTGGGATCTGCCACAATATCAGCAGCAGTTGCGAGCATAAAATCTTCGCCAACGTAGTTCACACCATCTCTTGATGTGATAGAACCCATACCTCTAGAAGATACTCCTAACTTTACTCCCTCTCCAATGAGAGAAGAAGCGATCTTACCCATAGGAGTTGACAATATCTGTGCCTTGCCTACAAAGTTATTACCTTCTTGCTGTAAAGATACTATTTTATGTGATACTCTATCAAGGTTAATTTGAGGACCATCGGGGTGTCCCAATTCACCTAGAGCACGACCTGTATTTACATGTGCTTCGTTATAACGTTTCACTTCGTTTACCATTGTATCCAATGGATAGCAACGTTTATTACGATTTACAATTTCTGCTTGTAAAAAAGGTCCTTGAATGTAGAGAGATTTTTTACCGTTTTTTTCTTCGGTAATAACTTCTACTGATTCTATCTCTTCTGAAATTAACTTCATGCGATGTTTACCTCGTGTAAATGCATTGTGCATCCGGATGATGTCTCAGGTGCCATTCTAAAAATAACGCTCTTAGTCAACTCTGCATCACCAGTAAAGTCAGCGAGAGATGATGTATCAGCATCAACAGTGATCTTACATAAGTATTCGTTAGATCTTTGTGGAATCTGAATTGCAGTTATTTCTTTATGAGCAATGGTACTATTGTAAGTACCTACAGAAGATCCAGTCATGGTAATATAATCACCAACTCTGAACTTTGTATCCTGTCTATCTAATGTGATAACACATGGGTTCGCTTTTGATACAGCGACTGCTTTTGCGTGTGCTGGATGTCCGTAACGATAAAGAAAGTCTCCTCCCTTTTCTACATGGAATGATCCTACACCCGCTTGATTAGCGGTGTTGCAAACAGAGATGTGTCCTGATTTTTTCTCAGAACTACAAGCAATGTATAAAATACCGCTTTTCACTGTCTTTGCTGAAGTCACAGCACTAGTTGCATTAGCACTGGTTAGTTCTCCATGATCATCAACTAAACTTAGAACTTGTGGCATTTTACTCCTCTTCTTGCGGTTCTGTTTCAACAGCGTCTACTGTCTCAGGTTCCTGTTCCACATCACCAAATTGTGTTGCAGCAACAGTAGGTGTTATTGAATCAACCTTCTCTGCACCTTTTTGGTATAATAATGTTTTTATAGCATCATGAACCTCTGAAGGAGGTGCTTCAGCATTTGACATCATGTCAATCAATTCAGGGGTATCCATATTGTAATTAAAGTAACGCTAACCCTATTTATATCTTAGCCTTCTTGATGTCTAAACCAGGCGCTTCTGTTGCCTTTCCATTAGTATCAGGTTCTTTTGGTGTCTTACCTAGATTACTAGCACCAATCTGTCCATTTTCTATCTGTCCCTGCATGATTTGATTCTGCGTTTCTAATGGTACACCTACACCTGTTTCATTTTCTTCTTCCATTTCTTCTGCCATTTCCTCTATCTCTTCATCTGTCTGACGCAATATCTTACGCTTCACATAGTCTCTAGAATAGTATGTGCCAATGTAAGGTTCTATAGCAACCATAAGATTGAGTCTTTCATTCATCAACTCAGTCTCTTTTAGTTCAGCAAAGTGGTTATCATACAGATAATCAAACTGTATGTGTTCTGCCATCTTATCCCAATCCTCTGGTGTAACTATATTCTTGAGGATAAGTTGTGTCTTGAGTAAATCTAAGAACAATGCACTGAATCTCTTACGCAATCTACCTACAAACTTACTAAACATAAGTTCGTCTCTTAGAATCTCTGATGATCTACCTAGATTGAATCCACTGTCAGCACCTATTCTTGACTCAGGTACGTTTAGTGAGCGATATAATTTCTTTTGGAAGTACTCGATGTCCGTAAGTTCTCCAAGATTTTGTCCACCTGGTAGCGTAGAGATCTCAGTACCTCGTCCTCCTTCTCTTCTGGGTAACCAGAAGTCTTCGAGCATTGACATGAATTTCTTGTCATCTTTTATTTCTCCTGTGTTTGCATCATATACTAACTT